CTTCCCACCGTAGGTCTCCATTCTGATCCAACCGACCGGGCCGCTTTTTGGGTTGCTGTTCCACCCCTCAAACGATAGGGATAACTGCCCCTCCCATCGTGTCGACGGCGTTAAGCGGGGCCGGTGGTACGCAAGGAAACGGCCGGACAATAGGCGGCAGTAAAGAACGTCGTCTTTAACGCCGTAGGTAATGCCGCGGTATGCGTAGCAAGTACCTGGGTTCTGGACGGCGGCAATAGCCGAGCCCTCGAGCCCATAGAGCTCGTTTCTCTCCGGGGCCCAGGGCTTGCCGCGTACCTGGCCGCCCCATAGCTCTACGATGGCAGGAGAAGCCTCGCGCCATGCGATTATATTGCGCTTGATCTCTTCCTCGCTGAACGTGCCGGATTTGTCGAATTGATACCACGCAGTTACCCATCCGCCAAAACCGAGGCCCAACTCTGCGGGCTTACCTATTTTCTGGCGGTCTGGATGCTTCGACCCGTGGGCGGCTTGGTACTCCCGGTAGAATTCGGGGCTCTTGCCCGTCATACGTCCGGCGGATACTAGGTAGATATCCTCCTTCCGGCGGAACGCATCGACCCGCCATTGTTCCCCGGCTAACATAGCCGTAACGACGGCCTCGATAGACGAGTAGTCGGAACAAATTAGATCGCACCCAGGGGCGGCCGTAAGCAACCCGCGGACGCATCCGGAGATAGTTAACAGGGCGTCCCCGAATACGCGCTCGACATCTTCGAGCGAACCGGTACGAATCGCCGCGACCGCATGTTCCACCGCCTCCCAGCTCCAGCCCTTCCCCTCGCTGAAGGCTTCGGGCGCTCCACAGTGTGGGCACGTGTCGCGGTGGATGCCGTAGGGTTTGCCGCATCCATTAACCTTGTCGCACCATTTGAGCCGAGGCCCGGCTTTGGGTAGGTTCTGCGGCTGGACGTCTGCGCCGGTATCTCGACCGGTTCGGGCCCCATGATAAATGAATAGGTCCCGGACGCGATTGTCGACCGCCTGGCGCTCCATCGCGTAGAGTTTTTTAACGCTCGCCGAGCCCGCGAGTTGTCGGATCTCCAAAACCCGACGAACCGGCCCGACGATATGGGGGAGCGCTAATAGTTGCTCGATCGCGTCGGCGTCGAGAGATTTAACGGGGACGCCCTGCCCCTGGAGCCAGGTGGTTAACTTGGCGATCTCTGAAGGGCTGTTAACCGCGCCGCCCGTTATTACCGACAGTTCGCCGCTATATTTAACGAGGGCTTGGTCGAGTATGGCCACGCCGGCGCGGACCGTCTCAAGGTCTACCCATACGCCGCGGGCGTTACACTCGCGGGTTAGGATCTCGAATTCTTGCTCGTCTTCGTTGAGGTCTGGACAGAGCATCGAAACGGCGGCCTCGGCTCGAATGTCCGTAATGTTGTAGCCGTTGAAGTTCCCGAAGTCCGGGAAATCATCCTCGGGCCGTATCCGTCGGCTCGGGTCCGTTTTCGTGGGCTTTCGGGGGATGCTGAACTTTTTGATCAAGCGGTCGCCGTCTTTATCCTTCTTGACCGAGGCGCCCGTTACCTCCGCAGCCTTGCCGAGTGCCCCTGGTAGCCCGAAGGCGCGGCTCTTGGCCATTGCGTCGCGTAGGCTACGAATATGGATAGCCGGCCAGCCCATGCGGCGATTGCAGACGAAGTGCCATATCCAATATTCGAATTGACAGTTCCACGCCTCGATTAGCCCCCCGCGTTGGAAATGCTCGAATAACTCCACCGGCGGCGGCATCCACGGGACCCACATACGCGGGCCGAGGCCGTCTTTCAAGTCATATGCTAGGGATAGGACCTCCGTAGACGGGTGCGCGGCGTATGCGGCAGCCCCAACGGCAGAAATGCTGCCCTTCGTCGAGCCCTTCGGGTTTGTCCACTTCTGGCCCTCTTCGTCCCATACGAGCCCGGCCTCGCTATAGGTCTCGAAGTCCATATCCGGGAGTTCGGTAGCGTAGCCGACGCCGGCGGGTATTCTTCTCATATATCCCCCAAAGCGGGGCCGAAGCCCCGCCGGTTGATTTCTTACTGCCCGAGCGCGTCGATCTGCGCCTGGGTCCATTTCGCCGCCAAGAGCTGCGCGGCGGTGTATTGCTGTCCGTTCACGTTATAGAGCTTCGGGGCGGCTGCAGCGGGCGGGGGCGGCGCCGGGTTGAGGAAATCCGTAGCCGGAGCGGCGGGTGCCACCGCTGGCGGGGTGGGCGTCGTCGACACTGGGGCCGGGGCCGTGATAGCCGTATCCACGAGAGCCCCGGCGGGCAGTACCGGAGCGGCGGCGCCGAACGCGTCGGCCGCAGACGGGCCCGAGGATAGGACGATCTCGATCCCCGCTCTCGAGAGCTCGAATAGCGTAGGATTCATATAGAGCCCCGGGGTGTTGTTGCCCGTGGCACCGTTACCGCGAACCTGGAGCAGAACGCGGCAATAGTCGCCCGGCTTGATCTCTTTTTCGTTTTGGATCTGTTGGGTCGGGTCGTAGCGGCCTACGTGGTAGCACTTGATGGGGAGCGACGTCGACGCGTTAATAATCCAGTGGCCCGGATAGCCTTCTCGAGTATTCGGCGCCACGTTGCGCTTATTAGGGACCGCCGAGTCCCCGTCTACAATCTTCCACGCGAACATGGGGGAGTTATATTGGCCGTTCGGCCAATCCTTCAGGGCTTGATCCCAAATCTGGCGGCCCCATGCGGTTTGATTCCAATGGGCCTCCCCATTCTTCGGGATGGCGATCCCAACGTATGCCTCGGTCATGGGCATTCCGTCGGCGCCGAGACGGGGGTTACCGTCGTCGTCGGTCTTCGGATTCTGGCGCATCGGATGGCCACCAACCAGGCGGGCGACAGGTGTAAGAATGTCGGTCATTTAAAGATCCTCGCTACTTTGGCCCCATCTTCGGGGACGATTTTAAAACCGCTGGCGTTTCGTACGCTCAGCGAATCGATTATTTCCTTCGGGACTCCGGCCTTAATCGCTTGGTTAGGGGTCATAACGCCCCGTTTCCCGATCTCCTTACCGAATGCCGCGCCGACGGCGATAGCATCCTCGACGCTACAAACCCACGCGGAGCGGCCGTAAGTCTGTTCCACGCCCCAGCCCGGGACACTCTTACCGCCTCGGATACTGGCGAACAGTTGCTCATCGATCGCGGTATCCAACGCCGTCAAATGCTCAAGCGCCCGCTTGATTATTTGCGCCTGGAGGCCGAGCGCCGTCGGGTTAAGGTCGAACGATTGCGCCGAGGTTGCCACTTCGTAAAGTGACGCCCCTGCTTGCAACGACGCCGCGCACGATAGCCGCGCCCGACAGTCGGCGCAGTGGCTACCCGTGCGGGCCTGCGGGTCCGCCGAGAATTGTTCGGCCGCGGCGGCTTCGAGTTGGTTAAACATAGGCCGCAGTTCCGCCGCCGTTGTTCGCCAAATCCGGATCGGCCCGTCTCGATGATACGAACGAGGCTGGACGATTCGAAACTCTACCTCCAGGTATTGATCGGTTAACCCGTCTATTCCGAAATGGTCGAATAGCGCGGCGAAATAAAAAACGCCTTGCATATTCTCGAACGGGTCTACGTATCGATGCCCGAATTTGAAGTCCCATAGATACAGCCGGCCTTGAGTTAGCCAATAGAGGGCCGCGTCGCTCGTACCGAATGCGGCCTCGTGTATCCTGGCCGCCGGCAACGTGGTCTCTACCAACAAGTTAGGGCCGCCGAATATCCCCGACTCCCGCATAACTGCTCCCACGTCTTCGGCGTAGAGCTGGGCCGCCTCGAACATTTCCTCCGTATATGGCGTCCCATCCTCGGCGGTCTTCCCCTCGAAGTCCGACCAGGTTAGGAACCGGCCCACGGCGGCGGCGCGTATCAAATCAGCGCCGATTTCGTGGGCGGCGGTTCCGTCCCGTGCGTCTTGGCGGGGCTCTTCCGGGGGGAGCGCGGCGTTTTGCATAACGTAGTCCCCGCATCGGGACCATGCGTTAGCGTTAGAGCCCCCTATTGGAGAGTGCGCGGCCATACTACGCACTCGGCCAAAGGGCAGAAACGACGGCCGAAAGAATAGCCGCGTTAGCCGGGGACGCGAGGAGAGCGATACTCGTAACCTCAGGTTTACCCATTCGGGCCGCGATCTCCGCCACTTTCGGATTAACGACGTCGGAGATAGACATTCCGGTGGTGTTAATCTTGTACATTACCTCTGCGAAAGTCATAGCCGCCGCCGGGGTGGGGGCAGGGCCCGGAGCCGGGGCCGCGGTCTCACGCTCGAGGCTGTTGATCTGTTCGTCGGTCCAATCGGCGGATTTCAATTGGGCGTATGTGAAAAACTGATCGCCGTGCTTATAGCGCACATCGGCCGCCGGGGCGGGGGGCGCCGGAGGTGGAGCTACGGGAGCCGGGGGAGCCGGAGGCGCGGATACCGCCGGGGCGGGGACGTCGGGAGATTGGGACACGATTTGACGAGCCGCCTCGGGGACGCCGGTAGCGGAGACTCCGCGCAATTCGTCCATAACCTGCGAAACGATAGCCGGGTCGACGCCGCGCTTATTGCGCCACGTCTTATCCTTGTTGAGCGTCTTATTCTCGCTATGGATGCGACCGTCCCACGGGGTACCGGCGGAATCGACGGCGGGGGCGTTTTGGTTAAACTCCTCCTCGGGGTCTGCACCTGCCGGGGCGGTATTTGCGTTCGCTGGGGTTTCGGCGACGGTGACGGCCGGAGCCGCGACGGTAAGAACAGCGGCGGAAGAATTCAGCGACAGGCGGGTAAGGTAGCTAATCGCCTGCGCGATGCCTTCCTCGCTCATGTCGACGTTAAAAGAAATCGTGTTACTCATTTCGAACATTCCTCGTTTGTTGTTGACGCTTTACACATTAGCGGATAATATAACCCCATGTCAAGCATAAATCTAAGACCCTACCAACGAGACCTAAAAACCTGCATCTATAACGAGTGGGCGAACGGTTGCGAAAACGTTTTAGGCGTGTTGCCTACGGGCGGCGGTAAGACCGTTATATTTTCCGACGTTATTCGGGAACACGACGGGGCGGCTTGCGCTATTGCGCACCGCCAGGAGCTAGTTACTCAAATATCGCTAGCGCTCGCTCGTGATGAGGTTAAGCATAGGATCATAGGGCCGACTAATGTAATTCGCCTCGCCGTTCGTCTCCACATGGAGGAAGTCGGGCGCAACTACTACGACCCTAAGTCGTGGGTAGGCGTGGCCGGGGTCGATACGCTCATCCGCCCGGGCCGAGTCGATGCGCGATGGTCGGATAATGTCTCGCTATGGGTCCAGGATGAGGCGCACCACGTATTAGCTGGAAACAAATGGGGCAAGGCCGCGAAGTTATTTAAAAAGGCGCGCGGGTTAGGCGTTACGGCTACGCCGGAAAGAGCGGACGGGAAAGGGCTAGGCCGTCATGCGGACGGGCTGTTCGATACTATGGTCGTCGGCCCATCTATGCGCGAATTGATCGACGGCGGTTACCTAACCGATTATCGCATATTCGCCCCGCCGTCTGATTTCCACCGCGAAGCCGTGCCGGTAAGCGATACGACCGGAGATTTTAAACACGCGGCAATGGTCGACGCGATTCGCAAGTCCCGAGTCGTTGGCGATATTGTCGCGCATTATCTGAGAATCGCGCCCGGTAAACTCGGCGTTACATTCGTTCCGGACGTCGCTACCGCTCACGACGTAGCCGCGGCATTTAACGCGGCGGGCATTCCCGCGGCGGCGCTGAGTGCAGAAACGCCAGACGCCGAACGCATAGAGACAATCCGACGTTTCCGTCGTCGTGAGTTGCTGCAGCTCGTTAACGTGGATTTATTCGGCGAGGGCTTTGACCTTCCCGCTATCGAAGTCGTATCGATGGCGCGTCCTACGGAGTCGTTCGGGCTATACGTTCAACAATTCGGCCGCGCGCTTCGTCTCCTGGACGGTAAGGACGTCGCGGTTATTATCGACCACGTGGGTAATGTTATCCGCCACGGGTTGCCGGATGCCTCGCGACGAATGACCTTGGACGCAAGAGAGAAGCGCGCGAGGGATAAAGACGACGAGGCCATCCCGGTTCGTTCATGCCCTAAATGTACGGCGGTATATGAGCGCGTTTATAACGCTTGCCCATTTTGCGGGCACGTGCCCGCAATTATCGAACGCGGGGGCCCTGAGTTTGTCGACGGGGACCTTATCGAACTAGACGCCGACGTCTTGGCCAGGATGCGCGGGGAGATCGCTAGGGTCGATATGGCACCCGCGCAATATGCGGCCGAGTTGGTAGCTAAGCGCGTCCCCCCTATCGGACAGAAGGCCCATTTAAAACGCCACGTTCAACGGCAAGAGGCCCAGGAAGCATTACGCGCCGCCATCGCGTGGTGGGCCGCCTATCAGCGCCAAGAGGGCCGGAGCGATTCGGAAAGCTATAGACGTTTTTATTATATGTTCGGCGTCGACGTTATGACGGCGCAAACATTGAACAGGGGCGAGGCTATCGCACTCGCTGAACGTGTAACCCTGAAACTAGCGGAGATTTCGAAATGAAAATAGGTGCTTCGTATATCGCGAACGACGGAACCGTCGTAGAGCTGCGGGCTATCGTTCCGGGCGTTTGCTACGTGGTCGACGAGGAGCGTATTTACTCCGTCGACGAATGGGAAAAAATGGGGTTTACTTTATGCAATTAACATTATGGGCCGCTCGATGGGGCATACCTAAAGAGGCATTAATCGACCTACGAAACGAGTTAGGCGTTTTCGATGGGCCGACGTCCGCACCTGGCGAGGGCGAAATAGCGGTACAAACGCGGGTCCGTCTCGAGGCGTCGCGTAAGGGCGTTCGACTGTGGCGTAACAATGTAGGGGCCGGGACGCTCAACAATGGATCGTTTCTACGCTGGGGGCTATGCAACGAGTCGGAGGCAATGAACAAGCAAATAAAATCGTCGGACCTTATCGGCATTCGTCCGGTATTGATTCGCGAGGAACACGTCGGCCACGTTCTCGGGCAGTTCGTCGCACGTGAGATTAAGGCGGCGGGCTGGGTCTACCGAGGAACGCCGCGAGAAGTGGCGCAACTTCGATTTATGGAGCTGGTGTTAAGCATGGGCGGCGATGCCGAGTTCGCATCGAGTGAGGGGACCTTGTGAGGGTATTAGTTTGCGGTGGGCGGCGGTATTCTGATAAGTCGCGGCTATTCGCGGCGCTTGATGCGCTACCGGTAAAACCGACGGTAATAATCCACGGTGGAGCGTGTGGAGCGGATACGTTAGCAGGAACGTGGGCAAGATGCCGCGGGATCTACGAGGTGCGCGTCCCGGCGGATTGGTCTCTCGGCAAGGTCGCCGGGCATTTGAGAAATCAAAAGATGCTAGACGAGCAGGCCCCGGACTATTGCGTCGCTTTTCCTGGCGGGCGCGGAACGGACGACATGGTTAAACGTTGCAAACGGGCGGGGCTTCCAGTATGGGCCCCCTATGGACTTACAAAGGGCTAAACCATGACTATCTATTTAACACCATTCGACCCGGATACTAAGGAATGTCTAGCGCATTCGGCGGACTCTGGGTTCTCGACACTTCAAGAGGTCCGCGCGGCGATGGGTGAATCAATCCGGGAAACGCCGAGCTATGCGGTATATCCGGGTGGGCTCTTGTTCTCGTATCTTGCTTGGTACCTGGGGTAGCTATGGGCTGGGCGTATTATAACGAGTTCGATCCAAACGCCGCCGCCTGGCTGCGTGAGTTAATCAAAGCGGGGTTAATCGCCCCTGGGGTAGTCGATGAACGATCAATTGAAAACGTGTTACCTTCGGACTTGGCCGGTTTTACACAGTGCCATTTTTTCGCCGGGATCGGCGTGTGGTCCTATGCCTTGCGCCGAGCTGGGTGGGCTGACGATAGACCAGTTTGGACAGGCTCTTGCCCCTGCCAACCTTTCAGCAGCGCAGGCAAAGGCGGCGGGTTTACTGACGAGCGGCATCTATGGCCAGCCTGGTTCCACCTCATCACTACGGCAAAGCCAAGAGCTGTCCCAATATTTGGCGAGCAGGTTGCGAGCAAAGACGGCCTCGCTTGGCTCGACCTTGTACAAACTGACATGGAAGGAGCGGGCTACGCCTTCGGGGCGACTGATCTCTGCGCTGCGGGCGTCGGTGCGCCGCACATCCGGCAACGACTGTTCTTCGTGGGTCACCCCATCGGCGAGGGACTGGAAGGACAGCGGGGCGGATATCACACCACGCAAGGACACAGGGAAGGAGCGGTTCGATCAGCTACCAAGACAGGCGAATTTGGCGGGATGGCCGACGCCATGCCAGCAGGACGGGCCGAAGGGTGGGCCGGGGCAGGGGGTGGACCGATTGCCGGGTGCGGTGGGCCTGGCGGGATGGCCGACGCCGACTGTAGGAAACAGTCAAGGCTCGCAGAGCTTCGAGGGACTGAGCGCGACGGGGAAGACGCCGGACGGTCGCAAAGTGTCTGTAGCTCTTCCACACGTTGCGACTCTGGCGGGATGGCCGACACCTCTGACTTTCGACGGGACGAACAATGGCAAACCGAGAATGATGCGGTTGAAGAAAGACGGGAACCGAGATCCGAACTCGATGGGGAGTTACCGGGGGGAATTGAAGGACTGGGCACCGTTTTACCTGAGCCACGACCAGCCGGCCCGACTAATGGCCTCTGGCAAGATGCTGATTGGCTCTACTGCAGGGATGGAAAGTGGCGGCCAGTTGAACCCGGAACATTCCCGCTGGCTAATGGGGCTCCCGCCCGAGTGGGACGATTGCGCGGTTACGGCAATGCAATTAATGCCGAAGTCACGGCGCAATTTATAGGGGCGTATCTTGATGTTCGTAATTAACAAAGAATGTCGCGCGGGTATTGCTGAACACTTGCGCGAGGATAACGTTATCGACGCGGTAGTTACTGACCCGCCTTATGGGCTGAGTAAAGAGCCGGACACCGCCGAGGTATTGCGCCATTGGTTAAACGGCGACGATTACAAACAAACGGGCCGCGGTTTCATGGGCAAAACGTGGGACAGTTTCGTCCCCGGTCCGGCCACATGGCGCGAGGTGTACAGAGTGCTGAAGCCTGGCGGCCATGCGCTTGTTTTCGCCGGGTCGCGGACTCAAGACCTGATGTCGATGGCGCTACGGTTAGCGGGATTCGAGATCCGAGATACGGCCATGTGGCTATACGGGTCTGGCTTCCCTAAGTCGCTGGACGTGTCGAAGGCAGTAGAGAAGACGCACGGCATAGGCGCAAGTCGAGAACGGGCGTTAAAGTTCACCGCATGGCTGCGATCTACTGGGATCACAGCACGACAGATCAACGAAGCCACTAAATCAAACATGGGCAACCATTATTTGACCGATAAGGAACAACCAGCTATAGCCACGCTCGATATGTATGCGAGCTTCGCCCATCTAGTACCGACACCCCCGCCCGAGATCATGGAGCTGATGCAATGGCGAACGGTAGAGTTGGAGAATATGAAACGGCGGAATGTGGTGGCGGCAGGAACGCCGAAGGGTAAAAGCGCTGGGGTTTATGGCGACTTTGCGGAAGAGGAATATTACTACACCGCCCCCCACACCGACGCCGCGAAACAGTGGGACGGATGGGGAACCGCGCTTAAGCCCGCATACGAGCCGGTCATTATCGCCCGCAAGCCGCTTGTCGGAACCGTGGCGGACAATGTGCTGCAGTACGGGACGGGAGCGATCAATATCGGCGGTTGTAGGATACCGCGGGTCGACGGCGACCGCACCGAATACAGCGTTAACGGGGACGAACCCTCGTTCGCAGGAAACGGCGTAACAGGCGGTCACCGGGAACGAGTCGCTTACAACCCGGACGACTCAGGTCGCTGGCCCGCTAACGTGCTACACGACGGGGCGCTCGACGGCGAAGAATGGGCGCGATACTTCTATTGCGCGAAAGCGTCCAAGGCGGACCGTAACGCCGGGCTCGAGGCGTTCGATATTCTATCGGCCGGGGATGCTACCGGGGGTCGTGACGAGGGGTCAGCGGGGCTTAACAACCCACGCGCTGGGACGGGCCGCACCGTTGGCAATCGCAACCCGCACCCCACCGTTAAACCTACCGAGTTAATGCGCTACCTATGCCGTCTAGTTACTCCGCCGGGCGGCCTCATCCTAGACCCATTCACCGGCTCAGGCAGTACGGGGCGCGGGGCGGTGCTAGAGGGGTTTAATTTCCTCGGTTTTCAGTGGGACCCAGATGACCAAGGGGGCCGGATGGTCGATATCGCAAACGCCAGAATACTAGACGCCTTGACCGTCCGCACATTATCGGATAAGGTAAATAAATGAGCATTTGGAAAATTTATTTCTACGATGGGCCTCGGCTATTGTGCGCGATAAGTGGGGACCACTGTTACGCGGCTATGCGCGCAGAGACTAGGGCACCTATAGGGTATCAATTAATAGGCCATATATGACACCGGAACACATTAGAAAGACAGCGATCAAGATGGCCGCCGAAAACGGTCTCGAGAACATCACTCGAAACGGGTTATGCCAACGCGCGGGTATTCCTGCGGGCTCATTTGCCCACGTTACCGGGCAGACGTTTAAGGCGTTTATCCGTAGCCTGGCGGGCGAGGGACACGCCGGGGCGGGAGAGGTGACCCGGCGCCGCATGGACCCGGAGCTACGCAGCGCGCACATAGTCGCGACGGCGTTACGCCTGGCCGAGTCGGGGCATATAAAGACGCTCACCCGCGCCGACGTGGCTAACGCGGCGGGCGTTTCTACAGGGACGGTTACCAAGTATTTTTCGACCATGCCGCAGCTACGGCGCGCCGTTATGCGGCTGGCGAAAAAAGAGAATAACAAAATCGTGATCGCCCAATCCTGAAGGGGACGATATGCACCAGATCCCGGAAGCGCTGGCCCCTTTGGCCGCCTATAGGCAATTTATCCTCTATCGAATCATTCCTGACGGGGTAAAGGCCAAGAAATTACCAATTAACCCGCATACGCTACAACCATTCCCGAAGGGTGATAACTGGCAACAAGACCCGACTAAGTGGGTCGACGGGGATACTGCGACGCAGATAGCCGCCGCGCTCGGTAGGGACTACGGCGTCGGTTTCCTGTTTCGTGCGGAAGATCCTTTTTTCTTTCTCGACATAGATAACGCGCTGCAGCCGGGGAACACGTGGTCCCAGCTCGCGACGTATCTCTGCCAGCAGTTCGCCGGCGCCGCTATAGAGGTCTCGCAATCGGGTAAGGGGCTCCACATTATCGGGACTGGTACGCCGCCGCCCCACGCTTGCCGTAGAGACGAGTTCGGGCTAGAGCTCTACCACGAGGAGCGGTTCGTCGCGCTAACCGGCACGAACGCGATAGGCTCGGCGGCTACGGATTGCTCGGGCATCTTGCCGTTTATCGTTAATACCTACTTTCCGCCGTCCGCCGCGGGTACCCCCGGCATGGAATGGACCGACGGACCCGTCGCGGAATGGAACGGGCCCGCAGACGACGACGAGTTAATCGAGCGGGCGCTGCAGGCCAAGAAGAGCGCGGGCGCGGCGTTCTCGGAAAAGGCGGGGTTCGCGGAGCTGTGGCACGGGGACGTTAACGCCCTGGCGCGCACCTATCCGGAAATGGGGGGTAAGAGCCGCCCATATAACGAATCGCAAACCGACATGGCTCTCGCGCAGCATTTGGCCTTCTGGACGGGTAAGGACTGCGAACGGATTCAGCGCCTAATGATGCGGTCGGCGCTGGTCCGCGATAAGTGGGAACGAGAAGATTATTTGCCTCGAACTATCCTCCGAGCCGTTTCGTTACAGACCGAGGTCTATAGCCGCATTATTAAAGCCGCAGATAACAGCGTAGCCGAATCGTTAGGGGCGGGCAAGCTGCGGGCCTCGAGTGATGAACAACGCGCCTTTGCCGAGTCCATAAGGGCCGCCAAGTTAGCCGAATGCTCAGCGAATACCGAAGTAGCGCAAACGCTAGCGATTAACGGCTCTACGGCGAAATTCTGGATCGACAACAAGGACCAGACGCCGGAACAACTCGCGGCGATGCTAAAGCCGGTCGACCACGTGGTCGCGCCGTTTAGTACCAAGCCGGAGCCGGAGACGATTAGCGGCTACCAATTCCTTACCGCGGACCTACAGATCGAGCATTTTAAGGGTTGCGTTTATATCCAGGACCAACACCGCATATTCACCCCGACGGGCGCGATCCTGAAGGAAGGGCAATTTAACGCAACCTATGGGGGCTATGTCTTCCAGCTCGACGACAGCCGCGAGAAGACAACCCGCAAAGCGTGGGAGGCATTCACCGAGTCGCAGCTCGTAAGGTTTCCGAAGGTAGAAACGACCTGTTTTAGACCTGACGCAACCCCGGGCGGGGTACTGGAGCGCGAAGGGCGAAAAATGGTTAACACTTACGTCCCTGTTCGGGTTCGACGCCTCCAGGGAGACCCGGAGCCGTTCCTCGTCCATCTGCGAAAAGTCCTACCGCATGAGCGGGACCAATCGATCCTATTGGCGTATATGGCGGCTTGCGTTCAGTATCCCGGCGTAAAGTTCCAATGGGCGCCATTGTTGCAAGGGACTGAGGGGAACGGTAAAACACTATTTACGCGCTGCGTCGCCGCAGCCATTGGCGAGGATTATGTTCACTTACCGCCGGCGGCGGAAATCTCGGAGAAGTTTAACGAGTGGTTATTCGGTAAGTTATTTATCGGGATCGAAGACGTTTATGTTCCGGACCATAAGCGCGAGATTATCGAAACCCTCAAGCCGATGATAACTAACGACCGGCTATCGAAGCGCGCGATGCAGCAGTCGCAGATAATGGGCGACAACCGCGCTAACTTCATGCTTAACAGTAACCACAAGGACGCGATCCGCAAGACCCGCAACGACCGCCGGTTCGCTGTCTTCTATACCGCCCAGCAGAGTTACGACGACGTAACCCGCGACGGTATGACCGGCGATTATTTCCCCAGGTTGTATAACTGGCTGAAGGCGGACGGTTACGCCATCGTCGCCGAGTTCCTGGCTACCTATGAAATCCCCGCCGAGATCAACCCGGCCGGCTCGTGCCATCGCGCACCGGAAACAAGTAGCACCCGGGAAGCGGTAACGGCCTCGCTCGGGTCAATCGAACAGGAAATTATGGAAGCCGTGGAGGAAGGGCGCCCGGGATTCGCCGGGGGGTGGGTCTCATCGTTCGCCGTCGACCGCCTACTGCAATCGCACCGAGCCGCCCGGGCCATCCCGCCCAACAAGCGCCGCGAGCTACTGCAATCGCTCGGCTATGACTGGCATCCGGGGCTAAAGGACGGACGGGTAAATAACCCGACGTTATCGGACGCAGGCAAACCCCGGCTATTCATCAAGGCGGGGCATATTCTCGCGAATCTAACCCGTCCCTCCGAAATCGTGAAAGCCTACGACGCCGCACAAACTACCCAAGGGGTGAGCGAAGCGGCGCAAACCTTTGGAGCTGTTTAAATGAGTACTTGCGCAAACTGTAAGTCCGCCCGCCAGGTTGGCGATAAGAGCCGCCAAGACGTCGTAGGATGCCGCCGTATCGCGGTTGGCGATATCAACCCGTGGGAGGTAACCGAGCGGCTATTCGAGGGCTACTTTTACTCAGACCGATACCCCGGCGACGTTGAGGACACCAAAGCCAGGGAGGGGGTTGGCCGCGGAGTGCTTTACCTAGGGGTAATAATCGAGGCGGGGAACAACTGCCGGCTGTTCGAAATGAGAATCCGCCACTAGGGCGGATTTTTTTTTCGTCGGGGGCTTGACTCGTTTACATTATCGGATAATAATAAGTCCTACCTTAAACGAAGCGGAGAAAACGAAATGGATATAATTAGCCTTAGCGGCGCGGTTATTCACTCAGTCGTGGCGGATAATCTGCACGGGGCGGATCTGCGCGGGGCGGATCTGCGCGGGGCGGATCTGCGCGAGGCGGATCTGCGCGAGGCGAATCTGCGCGAGGCGAATCTGCACGGGGCGAATCTGCACGGGGCGAATCTGCGCTGGGCGGATCTGCGCTTGGCGGATCTGCGCGGGGCGAATCTGCACGGGGCGAATCTGCACGGGGCGAATCTGCACGGGGCGGATCTGCACGGGGCGAATCTGCACGGGGCGAATCTGCGCTGGGCGGATCTGCGCTGGGCGGATCTGCGCGGGGCGAATCTGGACGGGGCGGATCTGCACGGGGCGATTGGGGACGGAAAAATAATTAGGTCGGCGCAATTCGATCATTACCACGTGGTGGTTTGCGACGATTGGCTGCAGATAGGATGCCAAGGGCACAGACTGCACGAATGGGCCGAATTCGACGAGATAGCTATACGCGCTATGGACGTCGGGGCTGTCGCCTGGTGGGCGAAGTATAAACAAGCGGTATTTGTATTCGCGGACGCGGAGGAAATGCTGTGATTACCCATAACGATATATGCAAGCCGGTAGTGATCCGAGGGCAGCTCGTAGACGCTAACGCGGACACCGGAACCGTGAAATTACAAAACGGGGCGTTACGGGCGTTCAGCGTCGACAATATCGAGCCGTTCGTCGTCTCTCCGGCGTTCATCGAGGCCGCGCGGTACGCTAAGCAATTCGTAGAGAGCGGGAGCGTTAAAACCGCCCCGGTAGCTGCGGAGTCGCATATTAGGGGGCTCGTGCAAATCATCCTAGACATAGCGGAGGGTAAGTAACATGGTTTGGCTGTTGGTATGGGCCGCAATCGTGGCGGCTGTCCTGTTCTTCGTACACGGGGCGAAACGTTCGCGATGCTGTTACGGGTACTATCCGGCGGACCCTATGACGCGTGGGCATCTTGGATGCTGCGAGTGCAAAAACCGTAAAGAATGCGAGGAGCGTAGGCCGTGATGATGATCACGGGTGACAACCTCGGCGAGTTGCTGCGCGAAGCGTTCGAGCGAGTCGACGTGGTTAGGCGATGTTACTGGACGCGAGGGCTATGGTATGTCTATCTGTAGAAAGAAACGACAGGGCGATCAGTGGTATTGCTCGAAATGCGGGCTAGTGTGGGATATAAACGACGCCAACCCGCCAAAGTGCGGGAGCAAGCCGACAAGGGCCGAACGGCTCCAGGTTGGGCAACAAGCAATCGAAGAGATCAAAACGAGGCTAAAGCAATGAGATACTTTATTATCAAGACTAAACACGGGTACGTCGAGAATATGATCCACGACGAGACTGTTTTTACTTTCGAGTTATGCCGGGCTAAACAATTCCCCGAGACAGAGATCCAGGACGTGCAGAAAGCATTTGCCGTTTTTGAGATCGAGACTTCGGCCGAGTTGGTTAAAGAGTGAGAGGGGCACGTCGCCTATTTCCCGTCTCGTTCGGGCGGCGCGCATTTTTAGCGGCCCCGTTTTTTAAAGAGTAAATAACAAATGAGCCTTACCAACGCCAAGCGAATGAAGGGGAAAGAGTGATGGTATTTTATGATGATTAAATAAGCGCTAAAAATCGCAAGTTAGAGGAATATGAGCAAGAAATCGAATCCCTCCGCGCCGCTGAGAAGGCGCTTGGGTTTCCTGAGTGGTTGGTGGTTGAGGATGTGTGATAAGTGCGGAGGATCACGAAATGTGGAACAGAACATTAAACGGCTGATCGCCCGGTTCAGACGGACCGAACAGACCCTAACGGCTACGGCAATCGAACGACGGGCCGTTTTCGACTTGGTAGCCGCGGCAAGGGCAGACTCGGGGGCCAAAGTGGCCGGGCGGTTCGCTACGGACCTGGAGCGCGTACTTAACGGAGAGACCCCGCCGGAGGTGGGGGAGGAGTGGAAATAATGCTTATAGCTATCGCCATAGTAGTGATTCAGTTCCTTATTATCCTGGCGGCTGTGTCGCTGGGGATTGCAATCTCCCGAGAGTTCGGGACGCTTCGAGCGTTTATCCGGTGGTTAATTCGCTAATAATTTTCTTAGCGTCGTCGATATCCTTCAGCGATGTCGAAACTATAAGGGCCGTCTTAGCTTTTTCGACGGCCCTTTTTCTTGCCAGCTCTGCCGCATTCTCAGCATTAGCCGCACGACATCGCTTAGCGAAAGTATAGGCGGTATGATAAAGCCGCGCCTGGGCGATGGTCCGGCCGGGTTTTTTGGCTTTTCCCAAAATATAAATAACGTCCGCCATACTCGCCATAATTTATTTACCTCAAATACCCCGCCGCACCCAATAGCCGGGGGTAAGTTGTGTTGGTAACTTTATACTACCGAAAACAATAAGTTGCAAGAGTTTATCGTGTTAACCCGGTCCACCCCGCGAAGTCTTCTACTCCCCGCGGATCTCTCCCGTGCGTTTCCCCATACATATCTACTATATGCCCCCCTCTATATATTACTACTAATATTATTTTATTAGGGGTATTAGGGGTAAATAATAGTAATAGTAAAGAAAACAAGTAGTTACGAATACACCGAATGGCGGGGTATATTCGGGGCGGTTCGGGGATATTGCGACGGGCTAACCTTGTGGCTAATATCGGGGCATGAATTACCGCCAAAACCAATTCGTGTTCGAATACCTCGTGGACTTCAACGCCACGAAGGCGGCGATCCGTGCAGGCTATTCGGAACGGTCGGCCGGGGCGGTCGGCCATGAACTATTGAAAAATATTGAAATTTTGGAAGCTATCGCGGCGGCGGCGGAGGGGCGGCTCGAGCGGCTGCAAATTAACGCCGACTATGTGCTGCAGCGGTTGATCGAAATTGATCAACTCGACGCGGCGGACATTACCGACGACGAGGGGTATATCCTCCCGCTCAAGCAATGGCCGAAAGCGTGGCGAACCTACATTTCCGGAATGGACGTTTCGGAGCTATTCGACGGCCAGGGGATGAACCGCAAGAAGATCGGCGACCTGAAGAAAATAAAATGGCCAGACAAGGTTAAAAACTTGGAACTGATGGGCAAACATATTAACGTCGCTGCGTTCCGTGAGAAAATCGACCATACCAGCTCAGACGGGTCTATGAGCCCGAAAGAGCCGACCCTAACCGAAGAGCAAGCCCTCGAGCTGCTAGGCAAGCATGGCGTGGCCCCCTGATTTCGATGGCGAATGGACCCGCCGATCGCTCGTCTCTCAGATAATCCGCTCTACGCCGGACCCGCGAGAAACCGCCCGTAAGCTATACGCTAACGACTGCAAACGCTTCGTCCGCGACTGTTGCATAACCTACGACCCGCGTAACCCCTCCCGCGGACTCCCGGCTCGAATGCCGTTTATACCTTTCCAGAAACAAGACGACCTGATCGACTTCCTTATCGGCTTGCTCCGCCAGGAACGCGATGGACTCGTCGAAAAGTCGCGCGATATGGGGGCCACCTGGATCGGCGTTTCGGTTTCCGTTTGGCTGTGGGTATATCACCCAGGTTCGGCGGTCGGTTGGGGTTCGCGTAAGGAACAGCTCGTCGACAAGATAGGCGACCCGGATTCGATATTCGAAAAGATCCGAATGGTTATACGTAGCTTGCCCTGGTATTGCCAGCCGACGGGATTCTCCGAAAAGGATCATCTGGCATACATGAAGTGCGTTAACCCCGAGAACGGGGCGACAATAACGGGCGAGGCCGGCGACAATATCGGCCGCGGCGGCCGTAAAAGTATCTACCTCAAGGACGAAAGCGCACACTACGAGCGGCCCGAGCTCATCGAGGCGGCGCTCGGGGATAATACTAACGTCCAGGTCGATATCTCCTCAGTGTGCGGCGAGGGTACGGTTTTTCATCGGAAACGCTTCTCCGGTACCGTCGACGTTTTCATTATGGACTGGCGCGACCACCCGGGCAAAAGCGAGGAATGGTATAGGGCTCGACGAGAGAAGGCCGAGGCGCAGGGGTTATTACACCTCTTCGCCCAAGAGGTCGACCGTAATTACGCGGCGGCTGTCGAGGGGGTATTTATCCCGGCCGAATGGGTACGGGCCACCATCGACGCCCACAAGGTTCTAGGAATCGAGCCGTCCGGCCGGCGCCGCATCGGCTTGGACGTAGCGGACGAAGGCGGGGACAAAAATACCCTTATAGCCGTCGCCGGCCAAGTCGTAACGGATGCGGACCAGTGGGGCGAGGGTGATACCGGACAAACGGCCCTAAAGGCATGGAACTATTGCGTCGATAATCGCTACCCGGAGCTCGTCTACGACTCGGTAGGCGTAGGCGCGGGGGTAAAGGCCAAAACGTCCGAACTCGCGGCGCTCCCCCAGAATGCGGGCCGGGGGATCGACGTCTGGGGCTTTAACGCAGGGGCGAAAGTAGCCAACCCGGACGAGGAATACATCGAGGAGAAAACGAACCGGGATATGTTCGCCAATGCGAAGGCCCAAGCGTGGTGGATATTGCGCGACCGCTGCCACGATACTTACCTCGCGGTCGTTCATGGCCGGGAGATCCCCGAAGAACGGATTATTAGCATCCCCCAGGAATTACCGTACCGGGAAGAATTGACGTCCGAGCTATCCCGGCCAAAATTGGAATATGACGAGGCCGGACGAATTCGGGTCGAGTCTAAAAAATCAATGAAGCGGCGCGGGCTCCCCTCGCCTAACCTGGCGGACGGGCTTGTCATGGCGTTTGCACCGCGACCGGTTGCGGCGGTAGACTTTGGCGACCTGCTGGACTTGGCGATAGGGTGAGACTATGAACAATCGGGCGCAGCTCGTAGCGGAAATGATGCAACTCGTAGAAAACGGGGCAGACTCGGGCACCCTAGCCAATATCGCCGACGCGGTGGCTATGTTGCGGGTTAACGCCAGTTTCGAGGAGGCCCAGGCGACACGGAGCCGGCTCGCGGCGGCGATTTCCGGCGGCTACGATTTCGCCGATACGCTCCACAATGTTTATCTCGATTACGGCTACCCGCAAACGCTCACTTTCTCCCATTTCTGGAATATGTATCGCCGATTCGGCATCGCCCAGAACGTCGTAGAGTTGCCGGTAGATACCGGCTGGATGGACGTCCCGGAGGTCAAGGCGGGCGCGGCGTTTCTCCGCGAGTTCGAGGACATTACTAAACGCCTGTTCCTATGGAACCGCCTTAAAGGGCTCGACACACGGCAACGAGTGGGCCGGTACGCCGGAATGTTTATGCGCGTTCGAGATAGCCGCCCCCCAAATCAGCCTATCGCCGGGAAACTCGGCGGTCCCGCGGCCCTAGTCCAGATGGTCCCGTTACACGAGGGGCAACTCGAAGTCGTGGAGGTCGAGCAGGACGCGACTAAGGATAATTTCGGCCTCCCAAAAATGTACCGGTATAACAGTAGCGGCGTAGGCGGCAGGAATGAGAAGAGCGCGGCGGCGTTCGATATCCACCCGGACCGAATAATTATCGCCGCCGAGGGGGCCGATACGGGCGATATCTACGGAATCCCCGCGCTCGAGGCCCCCTATAACAGCCTTATGGACCTGCGCAAGATTATCGGCGCAGGGGGCGAGGGCTTTTACAAAAACGCCGCGCAATCGGTTGTTTTCAAACTCACGGACCCCGCCGCAGCGAAAGCGAACGAAACGCGCCTCGCTAAATTTAACGAGTCGTTCGACGATTTCGCGCATAACAGAATGCGGCGCGCAATGTGGACGCCGGGCCTTGATCCTAAAGTCCTGGAGAGCTCGCTCGCCAACCCTAAAGAATTTTTCGACAATGCGTTAAACGACGTCGCGGCGGCTTGCAAAATCCCGGCGACGATCCTTATCGGCCAGCAAACGGGCCGTCTCGCGTCGGGCGAAGATTCCCGCCACTTCCTCAGTATGGCGAACAGTCGACGCGCTAACTTTCAGTCCGAGCTAGTGCGCGACGTTTTCGACTGGATGATTAAATGGGGCGTTTTGAGAAGCGATAACTACGAGATCGAATGGCCCGATCTACTCGCCCGCTCCGACGATGAAAAACTCGGCAACGCCGAGACGATGGCCAAGATCAATCAAGTTATGTTTCAGGCCGGCGAGAGTTTGCCCTTCACGCCCGAAGAGGTGCGCGAGGCGGCGGGCTTCGATCCGGAGGAAATGCCCGAGGGGGAAATTCCGAGCGAGGCGCCACCCGCCGAAGATGAAGACATGGGCGGCCCCGCTGGAGAGGTTGAATAGTGGCGCGCAAAACGCCACAAGACCCAACCGGTTTACGCGTCGACCGAGCCAAGTCGACCAAGCGTCTACAGAATCGGTTATCCGCGGCGGAGCGCGAGGTTAAGCGGTTGTTTATGGCCGTCCCCCGCCAAACGAAAACTATTACCCCCATCCAGAACGAGAAAAACGTTACGTTTATCTATGACCTGGCGCCCATTCTCGAAAATGCCCTATTCGCCCAGATCCGTAGCGCTATCGCCGACGAGCTGGGGACGACTCCGGAAGATACGCCGCCTCCGGATTGGTTTTGGCGCCGGGATATTGAAATCCCGACACGACGCGGGACCCTAGAGTCGGAGACGGAATTTAACCAACTCGTCGCGATGGCCCGGGCGCTCGGCGTGGTCGGACCGTCCGGACTGCCACCGCAAGATATCCCGCCCGGGGCGATACTCACGTCGAAGGCGTATATAGACGACCTTTCCCGGGCCTACGCGGGGAACTACGCGACGATCAAGGGGCTCGGGGAGCAGACTAGCGGCCAGGTTATCGACCGCATCCGCCGCGGGATGCGCGCCGGCAAGAGTCCGACGGAAATAGCGAAGGATATTAGCGAGCGTTTCAACGTTTCACGGTCCCGGGCGAAGACTATCGCCGATACCAGCATAAACGCCGCGTATAACGACGCTCGGTTACGCGCCGCGTCCCGAGTTGAGCAACAAACGGGGCTAATCGGCGGGGTTATCCATATTTCCGCGCTATTGCCGACGACTCGAGACGAACACGCGGCCCGGCATGGGAAAGCCTACACCCCCGAGGATCAAGCCGCTTGGTGGGCCGAGGGTTCCAACCGGATAAATTGCCACTGCACTACCCGGGCCGTTCTCGTTGACAGTTCCGGAAAGATAATCGAACGCGAAGCCCGCTAGTTATCCGCTAATGTGTAGCGTTCGCCGAAATTTGGGGCTATGATGCCCCCAAAGCTGGGAGATTTAGGCTATGGGACTAAAACGTAAATTCCTCACATGCTCGGCACCGGTTCGACGCGACGCGGTACGCCGCGAAATGCTGAACGGCGTCGAACATATCGTCGTTAGCTCGTACACCCTGCCCGATGACGTGGTAATGAACGGCGGCCTCTACACGTCCGATGAAATCGCCAATAGCTACAAGACTCTCGAACGCACTCTCGCCCCGGTGGAACACCCCCACGATGAGAACGGCGCGTTCCTCTCAGCGAATGACCCCGTAGCGATTCATAATTTCCATGCGGGCGCGTTTAACCGTAACGTTACGCGCAAGGACGGGCGCGTCCACCTGGAGAAATGGATCAACGTGCAGGAGGCGCTAAAGTCTGATCGCGGTCGTCGTCTTCTCGACCGAGTTAATGAGCTCGAGACCAGCGATAACCCCCGCCCTATTCACACCTCGACCGGTATTTTCCTCGAGGTTGAGCCAATCCCCGCCCCGAAAACAAACGCCGAAGGGCTCGAGTACTCGTGGATCGCCCGGAATATGGTATTCGACCACGACGCGATCCTCCTGGACTCGGTAGGGGCAGCGCAACCGCACCAGGGCGTAGGGATGGCGGTAAATTCCGCCGGCGAACAGATTGAACTGGACCGGTTCGTTTTCGCAGATAACGCCGTCCGAGCCGCTACCGGGCTCCCGCTGGCGGATTCTGGCCGGACGTGGGATAGCGCCTCAGCCGTTGGCCGGCTTCGTTCTGCGGTCGGCGCTGAAGATGCCCCCAATGCCCGTTATGCCCGCTTTTTCCTTTGGGTCGACCCGGAAAACTCCGACCAGTTCGGGGGGTATAAGCTGCCGTTTGTCGATATCGTCGACGGCGATCCCCACGCCATCCCGGCGGCCCTGCGTAACGCCGCGGCTCGATTGGGGCAGACCCAAGGCCCAAGCGATGCAGATAAAACCCGCATTCGCTCGATTATCGATGGTTATCTTTCAAAGCTGCAGAACAATCAATCCGTAAGCGAGAAGGCCGACGCCGTGCGCGAAGCCTTGGAGCGCGCGGGGATGAATAGCTGGATCGCCGAACTCTACGACGACCACGTAATTTTCGGGGCGGGCGATGATTATTTCGACGTCCCCTACAGTCTCGACCCGCAAGGGAGAGCAACCGTTACAGGTATTCCGGTCCCAGTGGAACGGGTTACTACCTGGACGCCTAAAACCAACCGAAGAGGTGACGAAGCTATGAAGGAGACGATCCTTAATGCGCTGAAAGCCGCCGGCGTTCCGACTGAAGGTCTGGACGACGCGCAGCTCTTGGCGGAATTCTCCAAGCTCTCGACCAATTCGGGCGGCGGTAACGGCCACGGTAACGCCCAGGGCGCGGATATTTCCGCCGCCGTGGCTAGTGCCCTGCAGCCGCTTGTCGCTCGCCTGGATGGGATCGAGAATTCGATTAACCAGAAGACTACCGAGGAACACAACGCCCTCGCCGCCACCGTGGCGAATAGCGGCCGTTTCCCCGGTCTCGACGAGGACTCGGCGAAGTTGCTCCCCCTGGAGAAGCTGCGCACGATGGCCGCTAATGTCGGTATCGCTCACGGCGTCCCGCTGACTACCAATATGGGTGGTAAGTCCAGCGGCGTACCCGTCGACATGCCGGAATAAGGAGGGCTGACCAATGAGCACCAAAGGAAAACGCGTTATCTGGGTCGGCCCTGCGGACGGCTCCAACGCAAAACCGCTGAACGTCGAAGGTGTCGCAGTCGCCGCGCATTTGCCCGGTACTCCGCTCGCCCTGTCGGCTACTTCGCTCGGTCTCGAGGCGGCCGCCCAGGGGGATAACCTCCTCCTCGTCGCCGATAAGGACCAAATGCGCAGCAAGTCGGTAGACGATGCTTGGACCATTAACGAAAATATGGTCGCCCTCAAGCCCCGTTCCGGCGAGTTCGTTAACGTTCTCGTCGTTACCGCGCAGGCTCTCGTCCGCGGCACTCCGCTCACTGTTCCGGTTGCAGGCGGCCCCCTGGCCATCGGCACCGAGGCGAACGCGGTTTGCTATTCGGACGAGGTTGTAACCACCACCGCGACGCAGCTCGTTCGCGTTCTCGTCAAATAAGGAGCCCTGATCATGCTGTTTCAAAAGAAATTGATCGGTAATAGCCGGGCCGGCGTCGAGCAGTGGGATAGCGTTGTCGCGGCTCGTCTCGCCTATGCGGCGAACGAGGAGCGCCACGCCCCCGCATTGCTGGCGGCCGGTTTCAAGGTTAACGCCGGCATCATCCCGCAGGAGGTCTACCAGGAATTCGATAACGTTACCGTCGAGCGTTTCCGCTCCGACGACGGCGATACCTTCCTCAACGACCTGTTGCCTCTGTCCCGTCCGGTGAATATCGGCAAGTTGGTGCACAAGTTCCGCCGCGCTTCCGACGCTGGCCACGCTCAGACCTCTATGAGCGGCCAGATCGGCGTAAAGCTGGACCAAGTGGAATACAACTACGACGGTACCATCGTTCCGGTCCACGATACCGGGTTCGGCCGTAACTGGCGCGAATGGAACGCCCAATCGTCTGAAGGCTTCGACGCCCTCATCGACGACCAGCGCGAGAGCGTGGCTACCCTGCGCGTTCGCCTGGCCGATAACTTCCTCGATGGCCACAAGGACGCGGACGGTAACCTTATCGTCGTCGACGGCTTGAGTTGGGCGGGTATGCGTAACGATTCCCGCGTCGCCCAAGTCAATCTCGGCGCCGCTGGCGTTAACTTCGACTTTACCGACACCACCAAGACCTACCCCGAAATCGAGGCCGCGTTTAAGGTTGTCCGTAATGTTCTCTGGATCACCAATAACTGCCAGAAAGACGCGGTTTACTACGTGAGCCGCGAGATTGCGTCCAACTTCGAGCGCAATAGCTCCGAGTCGTACAGTAGCGAGAAGATCCTTAACCGCCTGGCTCAGCTCATGGGCGTAGCGGCGATTAAGGCGTCTTCCAAGCTGTCCGGTAACGAGTTTATGGCGTTCCCGCTGGACGGTATGAGCGTTCGTCCGATCACCGGCATGGCGATCAATACCGTTCCGATGCCGCGCCCGGTCTATAACAGCAATTACGACTTTGCTGTTTGGGGCGCGATCGGCTTCGAAGTCCGTACCGACTACGCCTCGCGTAAGTGTGCGCTCTTCGCCAAAGTAATCGTTTAATAGGGGGTTATGATGGACGAGAAACACACCCACCGCGTTACCCATAAGAGCCTCTACCTTACCGGTAAGGACGGCGTTCTCCAGTTGGTCCCTTACGGGACTCTGGTAGGCCCGGAAATCGGTAAGAAGCTGCAGGATCAGGGGATGGCCGAAGACCTCAAGGCGGTAGTTACCAACGAAGCCGACGAAAAGGTTAAGGCCGCCGAAGCGAAGGCGGCTAAAGCCATCGCCGACGCCGACGCGAAGGTTAAGGAGGCCGAGGAACGGGCCGCCGCGATCATCGCCGAGGCGGAAGCGAAGGCCGCAGGCAAAGTACCGGCCCCGCCGGCTACCAAGTAAGCGAACCGATAGGAGGGGCTTAACGGCCCCTCTTTTTCATCATGGCTGACAATCTCGAACAAGTTGTAATCCCGGTAAATACCTGGACAGACCTTTACGCGGCGCTGGCTCCTTATGGGGTATTCGTCGGCGATCGGCTGTTTGTAGAGAATATCGGCTCTAGTGACGTTTATCTCGCCTCGCAGGCTACCGAGCCGGCGAAGGACCATACCGCGTATAACGTTATACGGCGCGGCGATCCCATCCGCCTGGCAAATGCGCCGGGCTCCCCCGGGGCGTGGGCATATTGCAACGCGGCCCGGGGCTTACTACAGGTTTCAACGGTCCGGAACGAGGGCTTTAACCCAGTCCTTAACATGCGCGCTCCGGAGGGCATCGGCGCAGGGGTAACCACGACAGCGTGGGGGACTCAGAAAGTATCTAACGATTACAGCCTATTTAGCGGAATGTTTACGTTTGACGTAAGCCCCGCGCTATGGCTTGTCGAAGAAGACGGAACCGACATACCGCCCAGCACTTCGACGCGGGTTACGTCGGTTAACGGGCGCCTAAATATTACCTCGGGGGCGGCCGCCGGAAATCGGGCATTATTGGAGAGCAGGCGGCATCCACGTTATCAGCCCAACCGTGGGCTAGTATTCTCCGCGTCGCTCGGCTTTAAGGGCGCAAACCTTGACGGAGAGCTAAGGGCGGGGCTATTTGTCGACGACGAGAACGGGGCGTATTTCAAAACAAAGGGCGACGGTAATCTATACGCCTGCATTCGTAGCCTTAGCGTCGAGACTCACGAAGAGCTTATTATCTTTCCATTCGCCATCGATATTACTCTCGGCAATATCTACGACATTCAAATGCAATGGCGCGGGGTCGGGGAGATCCGGTATTTCGCCGGTAACCCCGCCACCGGAAAGCTAGAGCTAGTCCACAGAATCGAGTTTTTAAACACGCTCGACCAAGCGCTATCTATCGCCAATCCGGCGCTCAGCGCCAGCGTATACGCGCGGAATGTTACCAAAGAGGTATCCATGTGGGCGGGGTGTATTGACGTCACCGCCGAGGGGGGTAGTCAGGTCCCTAGGCAATACGGGTCTTTTAACGTATCCGCCGCCGCGGTAAGTTCCCCGCAGGTAGTCGCCGCGATACGCTCGCCCGAGCTGGCCCCGAGCGGCGGGATTAATACTCGAGACGTTGAGCTCTTTCGGATAACAATATCCTCCGATAAAAAAGCTACTATGGTCGCGTATAGAACGCGGAACCCGGCGGCACTTACGGGCGGCAACTGGGGGCCTACGATTTCTACCAGTTTTTTAGAGGCGGCTACGACCTTCGCGGCGTATAATTTGGCGCTGATGGAGAAATTCTCGACTTTTGAGATACCCGCCGGGGGAACTATCTCGCGGTCGAACCCCGACCCGGCAACCGTGGAGTTTGATATCGTTCACGGGGACTATATTGTTTTGTACTGTTCGAATGCAGCGATTGCGGCTATCGATATAACCATCGAGTGGGGAGATGAGGTCTAATGGCGCAGCGAACAACCCTAGCTAAAGTCCGGGCGATCCTGCCGACCGGTACGACCCTAACCGACGCCCAGATCCAGGCGGCCATTGACGCGGCGACCGTCGTAACTGACCGGATAGCCGCGGGCTGCGGCTCGGACTTGTCGGACGCCGAATTGCTGCAGGTCGAGACGTACCTATCCGCGCATTTCGCGGCGGTTACCGAGAACACGCTTACCATCAAGTCGGAGAGCGGCACTTGCGGCGGTTCGGCGACGTATGGATTTACGTTCGGGGAGGGCTACCGCGGGACTTCATTTGGGCAGATGGCGAACACCTTGTCCGGCGGTTGCTTGGCCGAGGCGGACGCCAGACCCGCGCAGCTCTTCTCTATCGGGACGCACTGATGAGCGCCGCGCTATTTCTCCGCCAGTTAGCCCGGCACGGGAAAACGATAACCCTGTATAACCGGGCCATCGTGGCCCCGGTGGCGGGGTCGGCGGACTTTACCGAGTCGTTCAGTGGGGCGGCTCCGGTTTTGGCGCTTATCGATACCACGCGGGGGAAAACGCTGTTCGATGGCGTGGCGACTGACCGCCCCATAACGCACAAGTTTTGTATCGCCTACCTGGCCGGCGTTACTGCCGAGACGTGGGTAGAGTTTGGCGGGCGTCGCTTCGATATCCTCGACGTCGAAAACTGCGGGGAGGAGGACGTCGTTCTCCGTCTTTCTTGCACCGAGACGGGCGACTCGTCGCTCGAGGCTACCAGGCTATGAGCGGCATTACATTAGACCCCGCCAGCCGCCGCGCCGTCCTGGAGAATCTGGGGCGTTTGACCCAAGAGGGGCTAGAACTCGGCGCGTGGCAAGCCGGACGGCTACTCAAAAAGAACACGAACGCCGATATTTTGCGCAAACCCAAGGGCGGCCGGACGTATGTTTTACGGGACAAGGCGGGGCGGAAACGTCGCCATGCGGCCTCCGCCCCCGGCGAAACCCACGCGAACCTATCCGGAACGCTCCGTCGGTCGCTTAATTTCAGCGTGTCCGGTAGCGAGCTAGAATTCGGCTATTTCAACCCTCCCCCCTATGGTAAGTGGGTCGAAGAGGGCACGCGCCGAATGGAGGCCCGCCCGTCGCTGCAGAACAATATTAAAGCGGCCCAACGAGATATAGTTGTAGCCATCCAGAACGAGATCAAAAGGAAGCTAAAATAATGAGGTCTTCCGACGTTGTTCTCCAGCTCGCCGCCGTTCTGCCGAGGTTCGTCGACGACTTTACGACCCAAATAGCGGTTGTCAGTCTGACCCGCTCCGGAACGACGGTAACCGTAGAAACGGCCGCGGCGCATGGCCTGACCGCCGGCCGGGCGGTTAATATCGTCGGCGCCCTTACGCCCCTGCCCTGCGGAGTTACCCGCTCCGGAACCGTGGGGACGTTGGTAACGACGCAGGACCACGACATTACCGAAAACGCGGGATTCGACGTCCAGATTTCCGGGGCGACAGAGCCGGAGTTTAATGGGACATTCCAGCTATTGCGGGTCCTGAATCGTCGAACCATCACTTTCCTTATGTCCGACGCCGGCGCACTCGTGGCCGCCGGTGCGCCGGTCCTGTTGAACGGGGCTAGTCCGCTTCAGCAATATAACGGCTTGCGGGCGGTTACCGCCGTCCCTTCGGCTACCTCGTTCCAATATGAAGTAACAGACGCCACACTCCCAACCCCGGCGCTGGGGTCAATTACCGTTAAAGCGGCTCCGCGTATTAGCTCAAGCGTTACCTACGAACGCGCCGAGGCGGCCTATACGAAACAAGCGGACGGCGCCGCCTGGCTATTCGCCGTCGTAGGCGACGCCGTGGCCAGCAAGAGCCGGGCGGTCAATACCGACGCCGTGGATAACATACAATCGGGGCATTATTTCAATCAGCGATTGATCCAAAACGTTTCCCTCTATGTTTTTCTCCCTACCTCGGCGCAGATAGCCGGGAGCGGGGCGCGGGACCGCTGCGAGGAGCTATTACGCCCTATTTGCCAAAGTGTGGCCGGGGTTCGGTTCCCGTCATTGGTGGAAAACGATAATAACCCCCTGATGTTAGTCGGGCACGGGCTCCAGGCGTACACCGCCGCGTTTTACGTCCATCAATACAACTTCGAGGCTACGATCCAGCTCGGCCCGACCGATATCTATACGCCGGACGACGACGTAGCGTTCCGGGATATCGCCCTAACTATGGGCCTTGACGTAGGGATCGAAACGTTTAACACTCTGATAAACTTGGACGATGAGCCGACCCCATGAAAATTCGAATACTGAATCTCCCGGGCTACGCCCCCGGCGCGATAATCCGGGTAAAAACGGACGCCGAAGGAATCCCGACGGATGCAAGATGGCGGCGCCGGCTAAAGGACGCCGAGACAGATCATTGCGTGGAGGTGGTAAAGCCGTCCCGCTCAACAAGCCGTAAGGAGTTAGCAGAATGACCAAGATCCTACAACCGAAAACGAACGTACTAATCGTTCCCTCGTCGGAAGAGGCGCAGAATACCGGACAGCGGATCTTGATCGTCGGGCAAATGCTCGCCGGTACGGCTGTCGCCGGCTCCCTCGTGGAGAATATCGCCAATGGCGGGGCCGAGGACGCACTGTTCGGCGCTCAGTCCATGATCGCGGCTATGGTGCGCGCTAATAAGGTACGCAACCAGTCGATCCAGGTCGACGCTATCCCCCTGGCCGATGCCGGCGGCGCGGTTGATGCTACCGGCGCCCTTGTTTGGGTAGGTACCGCCACCGAGGCCGGCACATATACCGTTATTTTCGGCTCCGAGCGTAACTATAAGGTCGATATCGCCGTAGCCTCCGGCGATACCGCTACGGTCGTCGGCGACGCCGTGGCCGCGGCTATCAATGCCGTAGCAAACCGACAGGTTAACGCCGTAAATACTGCCGGTTCCGTCGCTACTACCGCCATCCAGGGTGGCACCTATGGCAACTCGATCCCCCTGGAGATCCGCGGCCAGGTTGCGGGCCTCACGACAAGCGTTACCGGCATGACCGGCGGCGCGGTAGACCCAACCCTTACCGGGATTTTCGACGTTATCGTCGACCGCCGTTATCAGGCTATCGTATGGCCCTATCCCGCGGCCACGACCGAGGTTACTACTCTACTCGACGCGCGATTTAACGCAGACGGTAAGGTCCTCGACGGCGTGGCGGTCACGGCGGTAAACGACACCCTTGCCAATCTCTCCGCCCTGGCTACGCCGCTTAATAGCCAATCGCTCGTAATTATCGGCGGCAAACAGGAAAGCGAGACCAATTACAAGGGCGGCGATATCGTAGAGATCCCGATTCTGAAGGCCGCAATGTTCGCCGGTTTCCGCGCGCTGCGTCTTGACGTGAACGGCTATAGCGTGGCCGATCTCGTGATTACTGCAAACGGCCCGCTAGACGCCTTCGGGGGTCCGGCCCTGGCGTCGAAGCCTTACTTTAACACGCCTTTTTCGCAGCTCTTCCCGATTAAGGCCGGCCGCGGCTTCGACGACGCCGAGATCGAGAGCTTGCTTACCGCCGGGGTTTCGGTATTGGGTAACAACGTCGCGGCAAATGCGGTAATTAGCGGCGAGATCGCCACGACCTATAAAACGGACTTCGCCGGTAACGCGGATATTACGTTTAAGTTCCTGAACTACGTCGACACCGCCAGCCAGGGCCGCGAGTATCTTTACAATAATTACCGCAAGCGTTTCGCGCAATCGCGCCTCACCACCGGCGCGACCCTGAAAGGCCGCGATATGGCGAACTCTGAGGTTATCCGCTCATATTCGAAGCGGCTTTACCAGGACCTTAGCGGCGTCGATTTCGTATTGTTCGAGGCCGGGGAAGAAGCGCTTAATTTCTTCGACACAAACCTGATCATCGCTATCGATAAGGCGCTCGGTAAGGTATCGATACAGATGACTGTCCCGATTGTCACGCAGCTCCGCGAGATTGCGGCGACGATGAAGATCGCCTTTGACACCAGACCATAAGGAGCGCTAAGCAATGGCTAGCCAATTGAATGATATTACGATCTTGGTTAACAACCAGCAGATCGCTTACGAAGCAGACTCGCTCTCGTGGAAGGATGGATTCGGCGATTATTCCATCCGTAACGCGGTCGCTGGCGCGGGCCAGACGGAACAGATTTTTAGCCAGGATCTCTCTACCAAGTTCGGGATGGTTAAATTTGCTCTCCCATCGACTGCGGAAAACGAGGCGAATAAGCGCGCTTGGAAAGGTAGCCTTAATAACAACGTCGTGGAACTGATCGGGCCCCCAGGCTCCGGCTTTACTAAGATTTTCACCCAGGCCGCCATTATCGGGGACCCGGAAACCAGCGCCGCGACCGACGGGACAATCGAGATCGAATTCCAGTCGAACCCGGCTCAGTAAACAACAAACCCTAGCGAGGTCAAGCAATGGGCGATATTACTCACAATCTGCGTGATCCTTTCGATTACGCAGCGCCGAAAGGCGGGGAAATGGTAACGGCTCAGTTCGTTACCCTTTTCCCCCCGACCTACCGGCATCTTCAGCATGTGGCCCCAATTAAACAGGCGTTTATGGCGGCCCTCACGTCGATCCAGGTAACCGACGAGCAGCGCGAAGCGGCTAAGAAGGAAGAGCGCCCCGACGAGGATATTTCGCCGGATGCCGCGATCCAGCTCCTTTACTCTGGGCCCGGCGATATGTCTAAGGTAATGGTTCACGCCGCTGAATTGTTCAAGGCCGGGGCTATCCTTATCGACGGGGAGATCCGCGCCACTCAGCCGATGATCGACAAGATGAGCGGGCACGACTTCGAGCAAGTCCTCGGGGCGTACATGGCAAATTTTATAGTCACCTCCCTGAAGGCTGGAGCGTAGAACGGCATCGCGCCGAAATGTGCAAATTGGCTAAATTCTTCGAGGGGGGTATTCCGTGGAGTGATCTAGCGGATATGCCTATGCGGGAGTTTTTAGCGGTTATCGCCGAGGCTAACGCAATAAACGAAGCCCAGCGGGTAGAGATAGAGAGGGCGAAACGTGGCCAATAATATAACCTTCATTATTCAGCTAAAGGACCAGTTCGCCGCGACGGCGCGACAGGTTAACCGGCAGTTCGACCAAATGAAAATGAAGGCCGATAGCGTCGGCGCGTCAATCGCTCAAATGGCCAAACGAACTAAGGACTCGTTCGTCGGGATGCGCAATACCTTCGCCATAGGCGGGGCGGCTCTTACCGCCTCCGTCACGGTCCCGGCCACACTTGCCGCCCGCAGTATGATTAACGCGGCGAGCGATGCCGAGGAAACGGCGAACAAGTTTAACGAGGTATTCAAAGGGATAGGGGCGCAGTCCGCCGCCACGGTTCAGCAGCTAACCGGCGGCTATAACCTGGCCACGTCGAGCGCTCAAGAGCTCCTGTCGAATACCGGCGATCTCCTCGTCGGTCTCGGGATGACTCGAGAGGAATCGCTCGCACTATCCGCCGACGTCGTTAAACTATCCGCCGACGTCGCGTCGTTTAAGAATGTCGAGGGCGGAACCGCCCGCGCCGCTGACTCGCTGACCAAGGCGCTACTTGGCGAACGTGACAGCCTGAAGGAGACGTTTAAGACCGCGGTAATGGAGGAGGATGTTAAGAAACGCGCCGCCATCATGCGAATGAAAGACCGCGCGCTTACCGATAAGCAAGCCCGGGCCCTAGCCACCCTCGCGATTGTTACCGAGCGTAATAAGGACGCGATCGGAGACTTAGCGAGAACGGCGGATTCCTACGCTAACGTTTCCCGCGCCAACGAGGAGGCGACCAAAGCCCTATCCGAATCGTTCGGCCGACTGTTGCTCCCACTCGCTACCGAGCTCCTGAAGGTCGGGATCAAGGTTACAAACTGGCTTAACAATTTGTCCCCAGGGATGAAAAAGTTTGTATTAATCCTCGGGGGCCTGGCGGCGATAGCGGGGCCCATCCTCTTATTGCTTGCAGGCGTAGCGACAGCGTTCACCGTGATAACTCTCCCCGTGATGGCGGTAAGCGCTGCAGTCCTCGCGTTGATCGCTATCGGTACGCTACTCATAGCTAAATGGGATGACATAACCGCCAGCCTTTCCGGAGCGTGGGAGGGGCTTAAAATGATGGCCACCGATGCGGCGGCATGGATTGGCGAAAAATTCGGGTCCGCCTGGGACTTCATCAAGGCCGGGGCGCTGGGGATGGCGGACTTTGTTATAAGCGCCATTAACTCGCTGATCGCCCCGCTCAGCATGGTTAGCGAAGCTATGGGGCTGGGTAGTCTCCAGATCCCAAGTGTAGCGACCCCGACGTCGCCCGTATCCGCAGCGACCGGGACCATTCAAGGCCAGATCGTAGTATCGGCGGCGCCCGGCGCGTCGGTGGTATCTACTAAGTCGAAAACGGCAGGGTCTGGACTTAATATGGGCGTTAACATGGCGATGGCGAGGTAACCACGTGGCGGACCCGACAAAAATCCTTAGCGGCTCATTTAAGGGCGTTCCGTTCACTATCGAAGGTGGGGCGCTTACCGGCGGCCGTAAGGTAGCGGTTAAGGAATTTCCGGGCCGGGATACTCAATCTGTCGAGGACTTGGGCCAGCGCCCGCGCGCCTATTCGCTGGATATTATTGTTACGGACAAGCCCGGGCAGGACTATTTCGCGTACCGCGACGCACTGATCGCCGTAATCGAAGAGGGCGGCCCAGGGGAGTTGATCCACCCGCTCTATGGTCGGGTCGATAATATCGTCGCCGTCTCGTACTCCCTTAACGAGACGTTTTCGGAGTTCGGGGCGACGGTCCTGTCGGTACAGTTTGAGCTTGACAGCTCGACGGGTATTCCGGTCCGCTCTACCAATGTCGTAACCGAGCTATCCGCGGCTAATGATACCGTCCGCGAGACTTGCACCGCGGACATATCAGAAAATGTACGCGTGACGCCGGGGTTTCCCGAAAATTTTGCGGCGGCCGTCGCAAATGTTACCGCGGCTATTAGCTCGGCAACTAAAGCGGTTTCCTATCGTGGCGAAGTAGTTAAGGAAAAGTTCGAAGAGTACGCGGCGAAGTTAGAAACAACTAAGTCTAAAGTTAACGAGATAGTCTCGAATTCTCAGAAGTTGGCGGAGTCTTACGAAACGACGGTTTCGGGTATCGATACGCTATATACCTCCGCGCGGGCACGTTTCGACGCTTACCTCGCTATGTTCAGCTTCGACGGCGGGAGTAGTAGCGAGACCCAGGTAGATACGGCAAAGCGGATAGAGCGCAAACGTAACGCGGACGTTTTAGCCGCGGCGGTTAATACCTACGCGCTGGGCTACGCTTACGTCGCCGCGCCGAGTATCGAGTTCAATACCACGCGAGACATAGACACGGTTAGCCGTTCTCTCGATGCTCAGTATCGGCTGGTAATAAATAGCGCCATTAGCCAAGAAGCCAAGGACGCGATTACCGAGCTTCGGGTTAAAGTGCTGCAAGCATTGGACGAGATACGACTAAGCACTAGCCAGATCATAACGATAGAAACCCCAACGACTTCCGCGCGCCTATTGGCTTTTTCCTATTACGGCTCTGACGAGCTGGGCGAGGTTATCGCCAACCTTAACGGCCTCGACGATGTGTCGTTCGTTTCGGGCGAGGTGGAGATTCTTACGCTATGATGCGGCTCAAAGTTAACGGCGTGGAGTATGAGAATTTTCTGTCGGCCTCTTGCGATATTCGTCTCGATGCCCTATGCCGCGCCTTCAGCTTTACCGCCGCCGCTCCGAAAGGGCAGGCCCTACCGTTCAAGGGTGGCGAAGCCTGCGAGGTAATAGTAGACGGGGAGAAAGTCCTTACCGGATTTATTGAGGTCGTCCAGGTAAGTTACGACGCCGGCGATAATACGATCACGGTCCAAGGCCGGGGCAAAGCCTCCGACCTTCTCGATAGTACTCTCGGGGTAATTGATGACTTGCGGGCTGATAGTTTTACGTTAAAGCGGCTTATCGAGGTAGTTATCGCATCGCTAGGGCTTTCGATTAAGGTAATCGACGAGGCCCGCCCAAAAGCGTTTAACCCGGCGGAAGACTTGGCGGCGGCTGAAGCCGGCGACAACGCGTTCGAGTTCATCGAGAAGTATTCGCGTAAGCGTCAAGTTCTACTGTCCGAAAACGCGGACGGCGATATCGTGATCGCCACGAACTCGGGCGTAAGAGCCGCCGGAGCCGTTCAACACATTATAGGCGCCGCGGATAATAACGTCCTGCGGTCGAATTTTTCATACGATATATCCGGGCGGTACAGGAGTTACCGCGTAGCGTCCGGAATGAACCCCGTCGCCCTGAATAATGCCGGCGATACTGACCTCGCGTCGTTGGTAAGCCAGGGCGGCGGGGTCTTCGATTTTGAGATCCGCAACGGGCGGCAGATGATCTTGATATCGGAGGCCCCATTCGGAGACGAAAATTGCCGGGAGCGCGCAAGATGGGAGGCTGATATACGCAAGGCTCGCGGGCTGTCCTACTCGGCTACGGTTCCGGGTTTTCGAGTGGCCGGGGCTACCGGCGACTTGTGGCGGGTAAATAGGATTTATCAGATCGTCGACGAGTACGTCGGCAAGGTCGATCCGATGCTATGCAATCAAGTATCGTTTTCCTATGATTCGAAAAGCGGTAGCGAAACCTCGCTCGGTTTCGTGCGTAAAAACGCCTATACCCTAGACCTATCAAACGACCCATTAGCGAAGGTTGCTGACAATGTTGCGTAAGTTGTTAAGGTGGGGCCGAATAACCAGCGGGGCTAAGGCGGGGCAGTTTGCGGTCCAGCAAACTAGCTATATGGGGAAAGCCGCAGATACCCTGATGGTATTCCCCTACGGGCTTCACGCCAACGTACCCGCCGAGGCGCTAGCGCTCCTTTTCTCTATCCAGGGAAACCCAGATAACCGCGCGGCGATAGCATGGGACGCCAAGGTTCGCCCGACGCTGGAAGAGGGGGAAGTAGCGTTTTATCATCCCGCATCCGGCGGCCTCGTCGTGTGGCGGAATAGTGGAAACCTGGAGATCATCACAACTGCGGATATTTCGGCATCGTGCGGTAATCTTACGGCGGAGGCTTCGGGCAACGTATCTATTACCGCGGGGGGCAACGCCGAAGTAACGGCGACGCTTGCCACCATAACAGCCCCGACGATCACTCTCGCCGGTAACGTGGTTATACAGGGCGGGCTTTCTATGGCAGGCGGCGGAACCGCCGATATGGGAACCGGTACGATTACGCATAACGGTAAGGTTATCGACTCGACGCACGGCCACGTGCAGGGCAACGACTCGGGCGGCAGTACTGAGCAACCGATCAGCGGGGTTACATAATGCGCGACGCGGTACTAACGAAAGGTCAAAACGGGTTATACGATTTCGCCATCGATGCCAAAGGCGACATTTTAACCGCCGAGTCGTTTGATACGGCGATTCTCTATAGCCTGTTCGGCGAGCGCCGGGCCTCCGCTACTGAGGTTCAGCCCCCACAGCTCCGGCGCGGCTGGATCGGAAATGACGCGAATTTCGAGAACGGGTCTAAGCTATGGCTATTCACTCAGGCGCGGCTAACCCGGACCAATCTTAACCGCATCGCCGACGAAGCCGCTAAGGCCCTGCAATGGCTCGTCGACGACGGTTTCGCCGTAGCAATCGACGAAGTGGACGCCTACGTATCCGGGGGGCGGCCGTTCCTCGATGTTACAATCCGCCGGAGTCGTGATAAAGTATCCCGTAACTCGTTTGACATTTGGGAGAATACCGGCCGTGCCGCTTAACCTGCCAGAATCCGCCGCCAGTATAGCCGCCCGGTCAAAGGCGGACGTTCAACGCGAGCTAGCTACGTCTAACCCGTTCGGTAAAAATCACTGGCTCGGGGCTATAGTCACGGCGGCGGCTAATCGGGTATACGATTTTTATCTGCAGTTAAAAGCCGCGATCCGGGATAATTTCCCCGACACTGCCACCGGTGACGCGTTACGACGCTGGGCCGCCGTGTGGGGTAAGCAAGCCCTCCCCGCTACAAAATCCTCCGGACGGGCGGTCGCTACCGGTACCCCCGGGTCGTTAATCCCCGCGGGGACGGCGATGGCCGCGAACGGGGCTGGGGTTTTCTTGTCTACGTCTGCGGCGGTAATAAGCTCTAGCACCTTATCGCTAGTGAGCCTCTCCAGAGTCGGGACGACGGTAACCGCGAAAACGACGTCCCCGCATCTACTAGCCGACGGAATAACGGTAACTATAGCTCTAGCAACTGCGCCAGAATATAACGGGACTTTTCCGATCTCCGTAACGGCGGTCGACGAATTTCAGTACGAAATAATCGGAAGCCCGGCGGATGAGCCTGCGACGTCCGCGATGGTCACCGCGATAACGGCTAGTGTGCCGGTAGAATCCGAGGAGTTCGGGGAGGCGGTAAACCTCGACGCGGGGGCCTCACTAAAGCTGCAAAGCCCGATTATCGGCGTCGCGGATACGCTAACCGTGGATTTCGGCGCGGTTGGCGGCGGGACAGACGCGGAAACCGAAGACTCGTTACGCGCGAGGCTATTAGACCGGATACAGAATCCTGTCGCGCATTTTAACGTATCCGCAATCGTAGAAAAGGCTAAGGAGATCGCCGGCGTTACTCGCGTTTTCGTTTACGAAATAACCCCCTTAGTGGGGCAGGTTACCGTTTACTTTATGCGGGATAATGACCCAAATCCGATCCCCACCGCGTCGGAAGTCGCCGCTGTTAAAGCAAGGATTTTAACTATCAAGCCGGCGAATACGGACGACGCGGACGTAATCGTCGCGGCCCCGGTGGCGGTTCCGGTAAACTTCACTTTCGTAGCGTTGTCCCCAAATACCTCGACGATGCAGGACGCGGTTCTCGCGAATTTGCGGCAGTTTTTCGACGAGTTAACCGAACCCGGGGTAAGCATCGGCGAAGACGCTTACCGGTCCGTGATATTTAATACTGTTGATACCGTGACGGGGGCTAAGGTCTCGGCGTTCACTTTGTCCGCGCCTATTGGAACCGTAGCCGTAGCCGCGGGAGAGATTGGCGTTCTCGGTAGCGTGGCCTTCCCATAATGGCGACTTTCCTAAGACGCGACGTTGATCAATACGCCGACAGTCTCGCGGCGTATCTGCCCGGCGGGGAGCTGTTCGGCGCCGCATGGGTAAAGGATACTAATTTCCGTAATCTACTCCGCGGCATGGCCTGGGAGCTATACCGTACAAATGGGGTACTCCGGGAATACACGGCGGAGGTTATCCCAGACCAAACATACCGATTGCTAGACGAATGGGAAACGGCGCTAGGTATTCCGGATGGGTGTTTCTCCGGGGCCGGTACGATAGACGAACGGCGCCAAGACGTACTAATAAAGCTGGCTTCTCTCGGGGTTCAAACGGTAGAAGATTTCGAGGAGCTGGGGACCGTGCTAGGGCTATCGATAACGGTTACGTCGGCGGTCCCTTACGCTATTTTCCCTATGACTTTTCCCGTCCTATTGCTAGACTCGGCGAAGACGGCACGATTTACGATAGTCGTAGAATACCCGCAGGACTCGGTTAGCGTTTTCCCCCTCGTCTTTCCGATTGTCTTTGGTAGCTCCGCATTGGGGCGGTTCGAGTGTCTTTTTAACAGGCTAAAACCCGCTAATTGCGACCTAATTTTTAGACAGGTGACATGATGCAAGACCTAAACGATAAACTAACGGGGCAGTCGCTTCAGGCGTCCGAGTGGAATCAAGTTCCGAGCGAGATACAAGCCGTAATTGAGTCCTTAGGGATTGCTCTAAGCGGGGCGGACCTGGCGCAGCTAGCGAAAGCGATAGCCGGGTACGTGGCGAACGGCACCTTCTACACCGATTCCGGTGTGGCAGATGCTTACGTCCTTACGACTATCGGGCTCAAAAAATCCCCCACCGCGTACACTGATGGGTTCACCGCCGTATTTCGGCCGGGGAACGCAAATACCGGAGCTTGTACGGTTAACGTAGCGGGCCTAGGGGTTAAGTCCATAAAGACCTCCTCCGGGGTGGACCCTGCGGCGAGTACCTTACTCGCCAGTAAACTGGTAACTCTGTCATATGACCTGGCTAATGACTGGTTCGAGATAGTGGTTCCTCAAATTTTAATAACCGATAAGATCCAACCGATAAGCGCATCCGTGGGGGCTAGTGCCCTTACGATTACTCTTAACCCGACTACGCTAGACTTTCGGTCTTCTGTCCTGGGGTCAGGGGCGGTTAATACTCGGGATCTAGTATCGCCGATTTCCGTAGTAGTTTCCGCAGGGTCTACCCTAGGGACCGTAAACGGCGTCCAGAATCGTCTTGCCGTACTCGCGATCGACAATTCCGGAACGGTAGAGCTAGCCGTCGTAAACATGGCCGGCGGTAATAACCTAGATGAAACTACCTTAATTACAACAGTCGCGGAAGGCGGAGCGGGCGCTGCGGATAGCGCTTCCGTCATATATTCAACCTCCGCGCGGGCTAATGTGCCGTTTAGGGTGGTGGGTTTTGTAGAATCTACGCAAGCTACCGCCGGAACATGGGACACGGCGCCAAGTACAATCCAGGGGATCGGCGGAAATGCCCTTACCTCCTTACAGTCTATCGGGTTCGGGCAGACCTACCAAAACTTAACCGGCTCGCGCTCAGTGGGGACCACCTACTACAACACCGCCGGGAAGCCGATCCTGATAGAGTTTCGCGGCGCTAATAGTACCACTGCAGCCGGAACCGCGAATGCTTTCGTTGGCGGGGTGCAAGTTGCCGGTGGGTGGATGATGAATAACAGCGGGGTATCCGGAGGCGGCGTGGCGTTTATCGTTCCGCCGGGTCAATCTTATAGCGTTACGGCCACATGGAGTACGGGAACCCCGTCCTATACTTGGTTTGAGCTGAGATAGCGAGGAATTGAAAAATGCCGCATTACTTAGACCCACAAGACAGCCTTCATTGGCTTGAATCTGAGGAATACACGCACTTGCTACCCGTGGGCAGCATCTTAATAACCGACGCCGAGGCGGACGCATGGCGCGCACCTCCCCCGGAGACGCCCGAGGAAGCGGCTAAGCGACTAGAGCGAGCCGTCGAGTTGCATATGGACACCGTGGCCGCGTCGAAGGGATACGACGACCGTAAGACATGCGCGTTACGCGCGGGATACCCGGGCCCTTGGCAAGCCGAAGGACAAGCTTTCGGGGAATGGATGGACGCTTGTTGGGTTTATTGCTACCAGGTACAGGCGGACGTACTCGCTTCAGTGAGGCCGCTTCCGACGGAGGCCGAATTAATCGCAGAATTTCCGGCTATCTTTTGGCCTATAGCGCCGTAACGGAGGGGTAAAGATGGAACCCGGCACCGCTACCATGATCCCGCCTACGTGGCTCTTCGTCATCGCGCTGGCGCTAATAGCCACGATGTTTGGTCTTCTAATGTCCGTTTTCGGCTGGGCCGCGAATAAGGTTTACGTTAAGGTCGAC